ACACGATTCTTTCGGGCGGCGGGGCTGCCTTGCGGTTGGTAACTTTCAAGTCTTTCTCCAGTTTCGCTACCGCAAAGGCAAACTTTACGGGGTCTTTGATGGCGGCCAGCTCTTGCGCCTTTTTGGGGTTTTTTCCGAGTGCGTAGACGACGAGCGCGGGATTGTCCGCACCTTGCAGCATGACGCCTTGCTGGGTGACGTTGAACAGCTCCTGGGCCACGGCCTCGGCGTCGTCAAAGTCTTTGACCCTCAGCTCGGCTTTCGCCTTACCGTAGCCATCCAGTTTGGCTTGCCAGGCTTTCTGCTGATTCATAACTTCAGCTTCCTGCTTGGCGTTGGCTTCGTCGGCTTTGCGCTTGCGCTCAAACCAAGTGGCCAGTGCTTCCTCGAACTTGTCGGCGTCGTAATCGTGATCTTCCAACTTTGGCTTGGCCCCAAGCACGACCGGCTTGGTCTCAGTCTGTGCGGTGGTTTGCAGCTTAGTTTGGAGTTCGCGGTTTTGGCGCTGGAGTTCTCGGTTCGTCTTGCGTAGCTCTCGGACCCATTCGGGTGCGTGTGCTGGTTCTTCGGGAGGCGGCGCTTCCTCTCCAATGGAGACCACAACCTCGTCGGACTCTTCGCTTTCTTCTGGGTCTTGGGCCTGCTCACCGTCGGATTGCTCCTCGGGCTGCTCGGCTGCCTCGTCCTCAATGACTGCGGTGTCGTCGTTCGTGGTGTCGTCGTCCTGTTCTGCCTTTGTGTTCATCGTTGACCCTGTGAAACTCACCCATTGAAACGGCTGGGTGGAAACCGTATGTGTGCAATTGTCACTCAATTGTGGGTTGATTGACAACTGGTTCGAAAAATCACTCCACGCCTCGGATGATTAGCTCATTCAAAGGAACGTCATAGGATTCCTCTGGGAACGTTGCACGCCGCTGTGCTGGCGTGAGATTCATTCGTTTTTCTGCCGCTCTTGCTTCCGCCTCACCAGCAAGTCGAGTGTAGTTTTTGATTTGTGCTTGTTCAATATACGGAATGCGTTCAATTTTGGTTAACGATTCCCAAGGTTTTAATTTTTCACCTGTAAATAATTCAGTTAGCAATGGATCCCCATAAGACTGCAAAGAGTCTTCATAAATTCTTTTGGCTTGCTCTGTTTGTTGTGCCCATGGTATTCCAAGTGATGATGGGCTTCCTCCTTGAGCAAATCCTTCAATTCCTTGAATTTGATGCTGTTGCTCATGAATCATTGTTGAGCCTGCATCTTTTGGACCAACTGTGATTTGTCTTGAAACAGGATTAAATGATCCACCTTGATGCGGTGATTCTGTAACTCGACTTGCGCCAGTTGCTGGATATGCTTTGTAAAGTTCCGGATGCAAATGCACATCTTCTGCATAACTGCTACCTGCGGCTTTGCTACCACGGTAGAACGATTTATCGTCGCTTATTTCCTGCCGCCACTTGCCGTCTGGCCCCTTCCATGTTCCAGTTTCTTTCCAGATCGTGCGCGGGTCCGTTCCCATATCAGCCATGATTTTGGCCTTTTGCGCAGCCAGTGCGTCCCATGTCTTTGCACCCTTGCCAACGAATATTCCGCCAAGTGCTGGGGCTGCGAGTGCTGCACCTTTAGCAAGACCTCCTGGCGTTGGAACTGCCACCGATGCAATGAACTCGGTCAATGGCGCACGGGCTGAACTTACCAGCCCGGCTTCTTCCATCTTTTTGCCGATCCATTCGCTACCGCCCATCACTTGCGTGTCAGGTGTGTTGTAGCCAAATGGTCGCATGACCATGGTGGCCAGATCGACGGGACCACCGAAAACGCTGGCGGCTGTCCGATACGCCAGGTCTTTGATGCTTGGCTCTGCCATGTTTAGGCTCCTGGCTCAACGATCACTGTGGTTCCGGGTGTTGGCTCTAGCTGCCCAGGCGGAATTAGATCAGCCATCATTTTCATGGCGTGGTCTTGCGAATCCATGTCGACGTTGCTGAGGGTCTCGACGGTTTTGGCCCGGCTGAGTTCTGCGTCTGCAATCGTTTTGACGGTGGTGGCACGGGCCTGGGCTGCTTTGGCTGTGGCTTCCTCGGCTGCGGCCTGCAAGTACATCGCGTTCGGGTCTTGCGGCTGGCCTTGCATCTCGGCCATGAGTTCCTGGGCCTCGTCGTCGGTGGGTTTGACCACGCCCATGCGCAGGAGCTTCTTTCTTGCGTGTGCATTGAGTTCGGACAAGCCCTCGCCTTCCATGTTCATCATGGCAGCTGCTGTCAGGACTTGGGCTGTCTCTGGGTCTGTGGTCATCTGCAACAGGCCTGTGATGGCGCGGACTGTGGCCTCGCGCTTGCTGGTGCTGGATGGGCCGACTTCAGCCACGACGTCAAATGTTGCAGAGCTGAGATCGTTTTCCATCACGACAGCGCCAGTTTCCTGGTCGAGGGTCGGCTTCATAAGTTCGACCATTCCGGCTTGACCTGTGGGAGCGATGGTCTTCATCTTGCGCTTGTCTTCGATGTAGACCTCTTTGGCCATGGAGAGCCAGATCTCGCCGCAGCGCTTCATGCCCTTGGCAAAATTGCTCATGTAGATGAAGGCCTGCATGTCGACACGGGTCTGAATCATCTCCACGGCTTTGCCTGACATGCCGCTGACCATCTTGTCGGCCCCGGCTGGGTTGCCCAGGATGTCTTGCATATCGGTTTCGGTGATCTGCAAGAGCGCGGCCATGGCCGGTGGGATGTTGGGGGCGCGGGTATAAGCCACCGGGCCCGACACGGCCTGGTTGCCGTTCTGGTCTGTGATCGGGTTGATGAGCAGATACGGATAGTCCTTGAGGTTGTCCTCGGACCACATGACCTGGTGGCCTGCGACCTGCTCGGGGGTCAAAATTGGCTTTTCCACCGACGAAAGTGCGCTGATCTCGCCCAGCTTGGACAGCTGCATGTTCTTGAGGCGCTGGGCATCTTTGGCCAAGCGAACGTGGCCCATGCAACGCTCGATGTTGTCCACAAACCAGCGCTTGCCGTACACGACCACGATGGGGATGCACTTGCCTGCGATGTAGCCTGCATCCTCCAAGACCCTGCCGCCGGACATGATGTATTTGTGCACGCGCTTGCGCTTGACGCGCTTTTGACGCACTTCGACCGCGCCGATGGCCGCGAGGGTTTCTTCTAGGATCTCGTCGTTGGCGAAGTCGGCCTGGGTGTAGCGCTCCTCTTCGCCTGCGATGTTCTGGAAGATGCGGATGGTCTCGGTCTTTTCCTCGACCTTGTAGTATTCGGCCACATAGACCACATCAGGGGTGCACCAGTCGAATTCGTACTGGTGGATGATCTTTGGCCAGTCGGTTGGGTCGTCGCCCCAGGTGTCTTTGTAGGCCTGGCGCGTCATGCTGGTGACGACGTAGCAATACTTGGCGTCGGACTTGTCCTGGCGCTTGGCCCCGAGGTCGAAGAACACTGAGCTGTCAGCGTCAAAGATGGGTTCGATCCTGATGCGCTGGCGGTCGTCTTCGTCGTTCTCCTCGTCTTCGTAGACTGTGCGCAAACGCCACGCACCGATACCGCCGCCGACTGCTTCCTCGAAGGCGTTGTCGTAGGCCTCATCAGCGACAGATGCCTGTTCGTCTGCACGATACAGCCCGTCGCAGACCTCGGCCAGCTTGTCGTTTTCCTGGCCGTCCTTGCTGACGTAATCGACAGTGATGCGGTTGTTGCGGTATTCGTTGATGATGCGAATCACCGAGAGCATGATCTTGTTGACCTCGAACTTGGGCTTGTTCTCGTACAAGTCCCAGAGTGGGCCTTCCCACTGGCTGCCTGCCAGAGAGTAGAAGCGCCGGTCTTGGAGGCATTGCAGGCGCTCGTCTCGGAGGGCTGTCTGTACGTCGTCAAACTGCGCCAAGGCTTCTGAGTGAAGATTGGCGAGGCGTTGGTCGTTGCTGATTCGGGCCATATTGGTTCCTCAATTTGTGCGGATTATCTCACCGAGCTTAAAAAATCACCACTTCTTCAAATTTGGCAAAGGGACGAATGATTGCTGCTTGTTTGCCGGTAGGCGCTGCACCAGATTGATGGCGTCGAACATTGGGTCGAGCTGGTCATCGTGTGCACCAGACGGAAAAGCGGACACCTCAGCCAAAAAGTCGGACAGCCATGGCGCATCGTTCGGCAGCAGGACGTTGCCAGACTCAATGAATGGAGCTGCATCGTAGCCTCGGCTGATCTTGTCCTTGTTGCGCTGCACGGCCACCACCGGGATGCCTTCGCGCCGGAAGGTCTGGATCAGGCCTGTGCCAGACACCTTGTCTTCCACATACATGCCGCGCATGGCAGAGCTTAGGGCCACGGGCCGCTGGTCGTTCAGGTGCTTGAGCCAGAAAGCCCTGGCCTGCACCAGCAGCTCTGGTGCTTCCCACTTGCCTCGAATCTGGTCGAGCTTCACTGCTTGGCCAACAGTCGAGCGTGCCCAGCACTGCAGCACAGTCCAGTCGTTGTGGTCGGCAGTCTTTTGGGCCGTGTCCACGGTCAGGAAGCGGAACTCGAGCTGCGGGGTACTCGACCAGAACTTGAACCATTCGGTGTTGATGATGCCGCCACCTCGGGGTGCTGGCCTCTGTTGCAGCTGTCCGGCTGTGCCGTAGGTTCCCAGGGTTTTCTCCAGCTCGGCCACCTGGGCTTCACCAAATCGCTCTGGAAACATCAGCTCCCCATCGTGGGTGCGCGGATCTGTCCAGCCTATGCTGGTGGTGCAGCGGAAAGCCGCCTCAAAGCGCATCGGGATGTTCAGGTGCACATACGGCAGGCCCATCTCCTTGATGACACCGGAGATGTCTTTCTCGTTCAGGCGCTGCATGATCACAACAATGGCGGACTTTTCGGAGTTAACACGTGTCGGCAGGGTTTCGGTGAAGGCGATCTTGGCCGCCTCCAGCTTGGCCTGGCTGTTGGCGTTGTCGGCGCTGATCGGGTCGTCCAGGATAACCCTGTCGCCACGCACGCCGGTCATGCTGGTGAAAGCTCGGGCCTGCCGGATGCCCTTCTTGGTGTTGCCAAACTCGCGCTTTCCATCCAGATCGGCCAGCAGCTCGATGGGCCAGAGCTGCTGATACCACTCGGACTTGATCAGGTCTCGGCAGCGTCGGCTGTCTCGAATGGCCAGCTGCTCTTCGTGGGCCGTACCAACAAAGCGCATCTCGGGTAGGTTTCTTGGACCCCATTCCCAGGCTGGCCAGATCACGCCGGTCAGCAGGGATTTCATGGAGCCGGGCGGCACGTTCATCAGCAGGCGGGTGATTTCGCCCTTGGTCACAGCCTCCAAGTGCAAACAGATGGCGTCCAGCGCCCATCCCCACTTCAAAGCTGCAGCTGGCTCAAGCACGCGCCAGGCACGCTTGGCAAACTCGGCAAGGCTTCGCCTGCACAGCTCTCGCTCAACGGCCAGAAGGTCAGCTTGCGTCAGCAGCATGGTCTTTGGCAGCGATGATCTGCGCCAGCACGTCTGTGGATAACTTCGAGGCGTCGATTGTCTGCACTTGCAAAGGGTTTTCCTTGTCGCCAGCCAATTCCAGCCTGTCGCCATACTTTTTGGGGGCCAGCTTCGACAGCAGCCATTTTCGGGTGTCGACCTGCAGCTTGTGCTTTTGGATTGCCTGCCAGTCTTTTTTCCCTTCGCCAGTCTCTGGGACATCACTGTCGGCCAGTTCAAGAACCTCTTGCGCCATACGTTCGATCAGATCTTCCCTCGCGTGCGCGTAGTCTTCCGCAAGTTTCGCGTCAGCATCCACCCATCTGTTGAAGGTGCTTTGCGGAACCCCTGCTTCTTGGCAGGCTTTGAAAGCGCTCAGGCCATCTCTCATGCCTTTCAGGACGGCTTGACAGATAGCGTCTTTGTCTCTCTCTGGCTTTGTCGGCTTTTCAGGCTTTGCTGCCTTCTTTGTGGCCATCAGAAGCCGCCGTTTCGAGTGGTGGTGCAGGTGACACTGCCATCCCAGTTTCTCACGCATCGAGTGGTGGTTTGGGCTTGGACTGCGAAAGACAGCAGCAGGGCTGCGATTGTGAATAGGGTTTTCACGGGGTACTCCTTTTGGTGATGATTTGATTCTACGTTATTGCAATATTTTTTTGCAAATCAATTAGCTGACCGTTTCGCGCTTCTTCATTGCGGACGCTGCCGCCCGATAGTATTTGGCCAGTTCGATCAGGCCTTCGTGAGAATATTTGCGTACCGTGTTGTCACGCTCGATGCTTTCGACTTCTTGCAGGCCGATTCGTTCAATCAGGCGCTGCCTGTATTCCACATGGTTGCCAGCCAGGTAGTTGTTGCAGTGCTTGCATTGGCCGTGGCAGTTTTCCTCGACAAACCTCATGTGCGGTGCACTGCCGACTGATCGGTAGTGTCCTGCATCGTAGGTGTTCGGCTCGTTGCTCAGTGGCGTTCCGCACGAAATGCAGGGTTTACCCGCATCTCTTGCCCGGATGAAGGAATTGAAGGCTGTCTGAGCTTTCTTGGTGAGCTGGGGCTTGGTTTGCATAGCGTCCAGCTTTTGGCGGGTTTCCTTGCGATCTTTGGCCTGTTCCTTGGCTTGGGCCTTGTCTGTGGCTTTCCTGGCCAGTGTGAGGGCGCATGGTGGGCTGCAAACCGTTTGCAATGGCCTGGTCTTGATGTAGGCGCACTTGCAGACCTTGCACTTGGCTGTTTTGGTCATTTGACGCCCCGATCATCCAGCCAGAGCATGAACAGCAAACAGCATCCAGCGTGAGCCAAGTGGTGCAGACCGCTTTCCGGATCGTTCTTCTCGCCATCACGCCAAGCGTGCACATGCCGCATCAAAGCATCGTAGTAGCGCTCTGGGCCTCGGTCAACGTGCTGCCAGTTGTTCTCGGTGTACTTTGCTGCGCCAAATTCCAGCACGTCAATGATCTGCTGGACAGTTCCGGCTGGTAGGAGACTCCAGCGCGGCTTTTTAACGTCGTGCTTGGTTCCAATCATGTGATCTCCCCGGTGTCCTGGTCGACGTATTCAGGCGCAGTGAATCTCACGCCCTGCTGCGCACCAAAAGCCTCGATCAGCTCCTGAAGCTCGGCCATTTCGGATTTGGTCATCTTGCTGGTGGACTTGCCGAGCACCACAAAGCCGCCATCAATTCCTGGCACGACGTCTTGCTTTGTGAGTGCTGCGGTAAAAACGTGCTTCCAGGCGGTTGGTGATAGCTTCCGCCCGTGCCAGTCCACCTGCTTGCTTACGTCACCCAGCATTGCCCATAAACGGGCGTTCTGGGCAAGGCTGCGGGTTTCTGGCTTGACGTCAATCGTCATCCTGCGCCCTGCGATCATATTTGCTTTGACCAATGGCCAGATTGTCTGCGTGAGGGCTTTGTGAGCCTGGACCGGCTCAAACAAGGTCAAGTTGATTCGGTCGGACATTTTTGCTGTTCTTTCAATGTTTTGATTCGATCCGCTACTTGCTTGCCAAGTCCTTTGAAGATCTCGCCTTCTTGGGCTTCCAGTTCTTTGGTGTAGCGTCGCATCTCGTCTAACCAGTGAGGCTTCATGGCAAACATGGCGATGTGGTCAACGATGTGGTCGATGTTCATTGATCTTCAGGCAGGTCGCCTGTCATCTTCAAGGCCATAGTGATGACGTGCTCAGGGTAATGCTGGCCATCTCTTACCAGGTCCAAAAGTTGCATGGCTTGCTGGTGGGTCATTTTTTCACCTTCGCAATCAGTTCGGCAATGCGTTTCTTGTTCGCGGCCATTTGTTCTGCTGTCAGTTTGTTTTCCAGCAAAGGAACAGCTGGTTCTGGCGCTTTCCTGCACATGGCCCGGAACTCCAGAACTGTCGGAGGTTTTCCACTGTCTGGCAGGTTTTTCAAGGCATAGGCGATAGATTCGGCGTGGTCTCTGAATCCTGCAAGCTCATGTGCCCAATCTGCTTTCACTTCGGCAATGTCCAAGCCTTCCCAGCGTCCTAAAAAGTCCCGTCCGTAGATCATTGTCAGCTTGGTGAAGATCCGTTCAACCCATGGCATTGGAAGGCTCATTTGTTCACCTCGATGGCTTTCTGGGTTTCCATGTCAATGGTGCGGAAGAATTCGCTGGCGTCCTGGTAGGGATCAGGGGCTTGTTTGGCAATGCTTGGCACGGCCTCTTGCATCTTTAGGCGCATTGATCTCTGGTAGACCGTCTCGGTCTGGTTTTGCTTTTCGTCAGACTTTAGCCAAGAAGCCTCAAGTCCTTGCGAGCCTCTTGCACACCAAATGGTCAGAAATGCGTTCAAAGTGATGCCGGCCTTTTCTGCTTCTTTCCTTGCCGACTTCAAGACGGTTTCTGTCACTGGTGCTTTTTTGGCTTTTCGCAGTGCAAGCCAATCATTCCATTCCTGTAAACCAACATCTGAAGGGCAAGCAACGACCGTTGCTTTCTTATTCTTATCTTTAGATAAGTGTGTAGGTGAAGGTGAAGGTGAAGGGGGAGCCTTGGGGGTATCCCTGTGGGAGTGCTTCAAGGATTGAATTGCCCACCATTCCTTTAAATCAGGGTCGGTTTCCACCCTTGAGTCAATTTTTCCGTACTTGGCATAGTTTCCAAGGATTGATTTTTTGATCTGGGCCTTTTTCAAGTCGCCTGATTTCTCCAATTCCTTTTCAATTCGAGAGTGAATCCACTCCCCATTGTTTACCTCAAAGAATCCCTGAAGGACTCCCCGATGCTTCGCCCAGGCATCCCCACTTAGCCTGGTTACGTTTGCCAGCACAGAATCATTGTCTGGCAGTCGTCCACTTTTCCAGTAGTCAATGATTAGAAGGAGATACGCACCATGCTGTTCGGTGGTTAGCCTGGTGGTAGAGGAAAGGTAGTCTGCCACGTATAGCGGCATCCATATGTCTGTCTTTGTCATCTTTTTCCCAAAAAAAAAGACTTAGGCGAGACACTCACCGTTTTAAGGTGTTGGCGGACTGGTCAGTACCAGCAGTGTCCCGTCTAAGTCTTACTGAAGAATCCCCGCCAAGGGATGTCGTGATTTTATATCAAGTCGCAGAAGCCTTCAAACTTTTTCTGAATGCTGTCCCATACATCCGATCCAGCACTGGTCGCCACTTATGGGCCACCCCATTGACACGCCACATCTGCACAGCAGGGCCAGAAGAAACACCAAGAGTCTTGGCCAACCTGGAGTAGCTGCCTGCTTCCTTGTAGGCGTGCTCATAGAGCCGTTGGAAATAAGAGTCGTCTTTTGTCATGGCCGCGACTATAACATCAATTTGTAACAAGAGAAAAACAATTTTTTAGGTGTTGGGGTTTGTACCTATAAAATAATTTGTTGTGTTGTGGTCTTTTGTGGGTTATACTTGAGCCATCAACAACGCAATGGAAAAGCAAATGAACAGCATCTACACAAGCAAAGACACACTGGTAGTTGAGGAAACAATCTGGTCTGGAGTAATCAAATTTATCAAACATTCCGATGGCACATACGCTCGGTTTTATCGCACAAATGACCAGACAGAATTCAAAAAAACAGGATGGGGAAAACAAGCTAAACAAGATTTTGTTAGCGCCCTTACAAGAGTCAAAACAGAATTGTCAGCTTAAACCAACCGGGGCTTCGGCCCCATCTTTAGGAGAAACCATGAAAGTCAAAGTCAAAGCGTACGTCCACTATGTCAAATATTCATGGGAAGACAAGGGCGAGTTCGAGGTGTTCAGTTTTAAGGCCGACGACGACAACCACCGCACCTACGTTTGTGCGCAAGAGGTTGAGGTCGATGTTCCGGACAACTACGACCCACGGGCACAGCAAATCGCCGCGCTGGAAAAGCAAAAGCAAAAAGTCATGGCCGACTACAAAAAGACGGTCACTGAAATTAACGATCGCATCAGCAAATTACAAGCACTGGAGTACACAGCATGAAAGTTTACAAAGCAATCAACGCAGTTCAAGCAGAACTGGCCACCATCGGCATCGTCAAAGACAAGCGTAATAGCCAAGGCGCTGGCTACAACTTTCGCGGAATTGATGACGTGTACAACGCGATCGCCCCATTGTTGGCAAAACATGGGCTGTGCATCTTGCCCCGTGTCTTGGCCCGTGAATGTGTAGAGCGCACCAGCAAGCAAGGCGGCGCACTGTTTTACATAACAGTCGAGGCTGAGTTTGATTTTGTTTCGTCCGAGGATGGCACAAAACACACCGTCAAGACGTTTGGCGAGGCAATGGACAGCGGTGACAAGGCAACGAACAAAGCCATGTCAGCGGCCTACAAATACGCCTGCTTCCAGGCATTCAGCATTCCAACAGAGGGCAACAACGATTCAGATGAATCTGAAACCCAAGAAAAGACATTGCCAGTGCTGACAAATGCACGTTTTGCCCTGGCTGTTGAGCGAATCAAAGATGGCAAGTACACCACCGACAAGCTGCGCGAATCTTTCGCACTGACTCAAGAGCAAGAAGATGCACTGGTTGGAGCATTGGCAAATGAATAATTTGATTTTTCGGGCTTCAAGCCTTGCCGAAATCATGACAGAGCCAAAGTCCAAGACAGAGGTTTTGTCAGCCGGTGCAAAGACCGCTGTCATCAAGATGGCCCGTGAATTCGTGTATGGCTACGACACAAACATTACCAGCAAGTACATGACCAAGGGCATTCAATGTGAAGATCAGTCGATTGACCTTCTTAATTCGGTGCTGTTCAGCGACTATGCCAAGAACACCGAGCGCCTGTCAAATGGCTACATCACTGGCGAAGCGGATCTGGTTTGCGAGGATTGCATCCGAGACATTAAGACAAGCTGGAGCCTTGAGACTTTCCCCGTCTTGGCTGAGTTGGGCGAGGACAAAGGCTATTACTGGCAAATGCAGGCGTATATGTGGCTGTACGACAAGCCACGGGCTGAGATCTGCTACTGCATGGTTTCCACGCCTGAGGAACTGATTGGCTACGAAAATAAGGCCATTCACATGGTTGACCATATCGCCCCACAGTTGCGCGTGACTCGCTGGCATATTCAGCGTGATGATGTTCAGCAAAAGATCATTGACAAGGTAACGGCTGCACGTGCTTTCTATCAAGAAATCATCCAGCGCATTGGCAACGAACATCAATAAGGGGAAATCAAATGGCTAAACCTGGTTCACAAATGGGCACAAAGAGCCGTGCTGTTCTTGAGTGTTTAAGCAAAAACCCACGCCTCAATCGGCTGGATCTTGAGATGAAGCTGGGAATGGGACAGATTGGGCCTGTCAACAACCGATTGTTTGGTCTTGGATACATCAAGCAATCAGGAATGCCTGGACGGTATGAGATCACCAAGGCGGGGCGTGAAGCATTGGGCGAGGCTTTGGAGATAAAAGCACCATCAATCACCAAAATCTGCAACGGAACAAGCCGGGAGATCTACAGCCCTTCTATTCATCTTTTGGCCCGTGTCGGTGTGGCACGGGTTTAACCGGGGAAAGTCATGAATGGACGTGAACTGCGAGACGCTGGCATTAACCGGGTTTCCATTGGCCGTGAGGACTGGATTTCCAAAGCTAGAGACATGGCCGTGTGGATTGCAAAGGAATCCGGCACGGTCAACATCAACGACATTCGGGGGGTCATTGACCTGCCGGACGATTACCACCCCAACACCTGGGGAGCGATTTTTAAAGCCAAAGATTTCAAGGCAGTGGGTTACTGCCAAGCCACTCACCCATCGGCCCATGCTCGGGTTGTTCGGGTTTACAAACTGAAGGAAAACTAATGGCATCCGTAAACAAAGTAATCATCGTTGGCAATCTTGGCCGCGATCCTGAAACTCGCTATTTGCCAAACGGCGATGCGGTCACATCTATAACGGTTGCAACAACCGAAAAATGGAAAGACAAGCAAACCGGGGAGGCAAAAGATCAAACTGAATGGCACAACATTAGCTTTTTTAACAAGTTGGCTGAGATTGCAGGTCAGTATCTTAAAAAAGGCTCATCGGTTTACATTGAGGGTAGTTTGCAAACGCGCAAATACACCGACAAAAACGGCGTTGAAAAGTACTCGACCAGCATAAAAGCAACGAGTATGCAAATGCTTGGCGGCAAAGATCAAGGCGAAACCCCTAAACAGGCCGCACCACAGCGCCAGCAAGCCCAAAAGCCACAAGGCGGCGGGTTTGATGACATGGACGACGACATCCCATTTTGATTAACGGGGGAAAGCGGATGCTGTGTAAGCCTTACCCGTCACAGAAACTGCGGCTAGACGCTACGGTTGACGGATACGCCCACAGACGCAGCGAGTACCCCACCTTTAACGAAAGAAATCATGACCAAAACACAATTCATAACCGTGCGACTGCCTGAAGACATTATGGCCAAGCTGAAAGCAGAAGCAAAACGAAACACACGCAGCCTGTCGGCACAGGTGCTGCATTACATCCGGCTGGAGCTGGACAAGAAGGTAGGTGCAGCATGACCAATGAAGAACGTGAAATGGATATTGCCCTGGCCGAAGCGGAGCAAGAAAACAGACTCTTGAGAGCGCGTAACGATCGACTGATGGCCGAGTCCCAAGGCAGTAATTTCGAGCGCACCGCTGCCTGGTTGAAGGCTTGCGGCAAACAGCCAAACGCCGAAAACATGAGCGTGCAGGTTTGGTGCATGGTGGAGGAGTTCTGCGAGCTGCTGTCATGCCTGCGCACCGACTCTGAGGGCTACGCCAAACTGTTGGACCAGACACGCCTTGACTTGGAGTGGGTCGTCAGCAAGTTGAAGCGCCGTGACCAGGCGATCTACATTCCCCATCACCTGCGCACCGATGCCCTGGACGCGCTGTGTGATATTGAGGTCACAGCCAATGGTGTGGCTTACCTGGCCGAGATGGACAAGCCTGGCGCTGATAAAGCCGTGCTTGCCAGTAACGACGCCAAGCTAGTCGATGGTAAGCCGGTGATTCTGGAAGGCGGGAAGATTGGAAAGCCAGCCGGATGGACTGCACCAGATCTGCGGGGATTTGTATGAAAAAGGCCGGGAAGCGACGCCCGGCCCAAAGGCCGAAGCACTACACCATTCTTGATGAAATGATGGCCAGTCCAACAGATCCGTTGCCTGTTGAGTACCGCCGCCACCAGCTCACAAGAATGTACGAAGGACTTGCAGCGTTAGAGCAAGCGCCAAGCCCAACGACTGACGACTGGCGGGTGGTGTCTGATGCCGTGAATCTGATGGAGACCCTAATCGAGACGATGAAGTTCTGCGAGGACGAATCTGGCCTGCTGATGGATTCGATCACCGCCCTGGCGATGGCTGGACGTAGGAACATGGCTGGGTCTGTGATTCGGCTAGACGGTGCAGGGATTCAGGCTGTGCGTGCCATCTTGGAGGATTACGCCGCGCTGCTTGATGTTCTGCCTGCAAGGGTGATGATTCGCTGCCACCGCTTGACAGAAAAACGCCTGCATGAGCTGATGGAAGGCAAGCGCAAGCCGCATGATGTGGAAATCACATCAATCTAGGGTTTCTACCTATAAAATAATTTGTTGGTTTGTGTGTGATTGTGGTTTATACTTGAGCCATCACAACAAACTGGAGCAAACGAAATGAAGAATCACACAACACCCCGTAACTTTGCAGACTGCACCTGGGTGCAGACATGTGGCCGTCAAGAGCCGCTTTGGGAGCGCGTGGCTGGTTATGCCTTGGCTTTCGCAATTGGTGTCGGCATGGCCGCATTGCTGGTCGCATGGTGGTCGTCATGAGTGCGAAACACACACCGGGGTCGTGGTTTGTCAGCACGGCAACACATCCAACACTTGGTGCAATCTTAGCTGTATCAGCAAAAGAGGGTGATGGCGTCGATGCTGTTTGCATCGTGGATTTACTGCCTTGCGATGAAGAAAGCAAGGCCAACGCTCGCCTGATCGCCGCAGCACCTGATCTGTTAAGAGAGCTCAAATGGATTCGGAAATTTATAGAAAAGCGTGGCGATGGCGTTGCAATGAAAAATGCAAACGGCTCACATATTGCAGCTTGGCTTGATGATGTTGATGCCGCCATCGCAAAATCAACCGGAGAAACAAAATGAGCTGCATGAACACCATGATGATGAACAGCCGCCAAGATGACGAAGATCGGGCCGAGAGCCTGGCCTTTGCAATCGAGGCGCGTGCTGCTGAACTGCTGACGCATGGCGAGGCGTGCGACCCGTTTGATGGGGTGAACATCTGCGAGGCGCTTGACGAGTCGAGCGCGAATGAAAAGATCGTCTTGGGCAAGGTGCTGTCTGAGCGCAAGTTCGATCAAGTGGGCATCCTGGTGATGAGTATCAGCCAGGCTTATTGGGCAAAGATGGCCGACGAGATGGCCGAAAAGGAGCTGACATGATTCGAGAGATGTACAACTGGGTGCGAAACGCCTACACCACACCGAGCGCCGAGGTGCTGGCATTGCGAGAGCTGGAGGAGGCCAAGCGCAGCCTGCTGGAGACTCAATCAGCCCGTGAATACGCTGACAGCATGTGCAAGTACCGCGAAGCCCAGATCAAGCGCCTGACGGCCTATCTGCACAAAGCAACTGAGGAGAACACATGACCAGCGAAGAACTCAGGGCCGCCCTGAAGAGGGCATTCCAACTTGGGCAAAACTATTGGTCTTGGTCTGATAGCGAATACAGCAGTCATTGGAAAAAAGCTGATGTTGCCAAAGCCAATTTCGATCAATTGGTGAATGACACCGTGGCCGCATTCGAGGAGCAGGCATGAGAACCACAATTGAGATGGCCCGTGAAGCTGCGGGTGATGACTGGGGATTGTTTCAGGAGTACATGCCTGAGATACACAAACTAGCTGAACTCGTCCGTGCTGACGAGAGAGCAAGGATGGCAGAGCAGCCAACAACGACTGAAAACAACGGCGGAAAAACAGGTTGGCCTCCCGGCCTTTTGCAGGATGACTGCAAAGGTTTAAGCAAATGGCTTTCCAATAGGCCTGATGCAAAACGCCGAGTGCGAGAAGCACTGGCAGAGCAGCCAGCACAGCAGGAGCCTGTGGAAAAAGACAACAGCAACTACAGACTTGACCCTCCGGGATTAGACCCAGTACATCAGGAGCTTAAAACGGCTGAGGCAGTTGGCTACTCAATCGGTTTCGGTGCGGGCTATCAAGCTGGCAAAGACGCTTCCCCACCAGCACAGCGCACATGGGCTGGACTGACAGATGAGGAAAAGCGGCAGCTATTTGAGCGCGAGGATTATCAAGGCTGGCTTGACTACATCAACGCCATCGAAGCCATCTTGCGAGAAAAAAACTCATGACTTGCAAACACAACTGGCATCCACTTGACCTGCCAAGCAGTAATAAAAACAGACACCGTTACCAATGCAAACGATGCGGAAACATTATTAGCGCCTTACTTAAGGAGAACACATGAATTTTGTCGTGTATACCAAAAGTGGATGCCCAAATTGCACCACAGCAAAGCGTCTACTGGACAGCAAGGGGCTCGGCTACTGGGAGATCAACACCGACGAGAAGGTGAATTTGGACGAGTTGCAGAACCGAGCCCCGGACGCCCGTCAGATGCCCCAGATATTCATTGAAGGTCAGCGTGTCGGTGGATTGGCTGGACTGCAAGCAGCATTAAAGGAGATGGGACTATGAAGACCGTAATTGAAATGGCCCGTGAGGCTGGTGGTATGGATGGGTGGGGGATTGGAAGTAAACCATCAGACCCTGAACTTTCATCGGACACATTTGTGTTTGACCTTGAAGACCTTGAACGCCTTGTCGAACTTGTCCGTGCTGACGAACGTGAGGCGTGTGCAAAGGTGGTGGAGCAAACCAAGTGGTCAAACTGGTTTCAGTCTGACGCTGCCACCGCCATCCGAGCAAGAGGGAGCAACACATGAAAAAAGCACCATGGTTAATTGCTACTTTTTTAAGGATTCAAGGTTTTAAAGCAATCACACTGCCACCCTTTGGAATTTATGCGTTGCTTGATGCACTTAATGATCAAGAACTTGAACGGCATGAACTAGTTCATTGGGAACAGTACAAACGTATGGGAGCTATGAAATTTTACGTAACCTATTTGTGGCTGCTGGCGCGTCACGGATATTGGAATCATCCAATGGAAATTGAGGCAAGGAAAAAAATATGAATTGCTGCGACGAGAATGGAAACTGCAACCAAGGGCGCAACTGCCCGGTGCGTGTGGCCAAGGTTGGCCAAAGACTGCACGGGCCTGAGCTGCTGCCAGCAAGTGTCTGGCGTTACCAGCTCAAGCGCGTTGCCTGGTGGTTTGTCCTGGGCATTCTGGGGATGCTCTGGCTGGCCTTCCTGGTGGCCTGTGCTGCTTACGCAAACTGACGGGTGCCAGCCTTGTCGATGATCAGCGCCTGCTTGCGTGGGCTGGTGTCCACGCTGTTGGGCACGCTGATGTGCGTCCAGCGATCAAACTCGCGGATAACCTGATCGTAGCCAATGCCGCTGGCCACGATCTTGCGCACCACCTCGTCTGGGGTCATGCCTGGCACACGGAAATCGGCAGCGCAGCCGATGCGGTGCTGACTGGTGTCCCTGCTGCCCACTGCGTCGTTGACCTTCTTTGTGCGAAGGCCTGAGCTGATCATGATGGGCTTGCCGCCCAGCACAACTTTGACCTGCTCCAAGAAGTCTGCGAGCCTGGTGAGGTTGGCCAGCTCCTGATCGTTGGGGCTGTTGTCCCAGCCGTTGCGTTCGGCCGTCTCGCTGGCCGTCAGTTCTTCCAGTGTGAAGTTGGGGGTTAAGTTCATTTCACTGGCCCTGTTTTTGAGAGTAAGTCGGTCTTGGCTTGAGATCCTGCGCTGGAGCCAAAATAATACGCGATGATGCCAGTCCAGGCCGTGCCCAAGCTGCCGAGCATCATCAGGATGGCTGGGTTGTTGCTGTCGATCTGGTTGAAGAACATCATCACCATGATGCCGAAGAAGCCGATGGTCACAGCTCCGGCCAAGATGGGGGGCATCATTGACCTGGTGGTGGCCTGCATCTCGCGTGCTGACTTTCTGTCCTCGACCTCTAGCTTGGCAAAGTTCAGGCCCAGCTCTTGGGCCTGCTTCTGGAGTTCGATCTCGGCCAGCTTGACCTGGGCGATCTGCTCGGCTGACAGTTTGTTGTTGGCAATCAGGTCGCCGACCTTCGCCTCGTCCACGCCAATGGCTTTGGAGATGGCCGAGACAGCCATGCCTGCCAGTGGGCCACCCATTGCGGTGGCGATGGTGGGTGCAATTTGCTTGAGCCAGTCCATGGTTCAGCCTTTGGATGTGGTGATCTGGTCGTCGCCTTTGGTGACGGTGACTTTCTCGCCCTCTACCGTGACCTTCATGGGCTGCTCTTTGCGGTCGAGCTTGTCCAGTTTGTCGATCAGTTGCTTCATGACCTCAAACTCGGGTTTCTCTTGCTTTGCATTTGCACCAGCGATGCCGTTGAGCATGGAGATCAAAGCCGTGAGGGATGCGCCAAGCAAACCCATCACTGCAGCGATCTTGTCCTTGTCCAGAACCAGGCTGGATGCCACGCCGATGGTGACGATCAGAGTGATGTAGAACAGGCCGTGCTTGCCGATTGCGCGGCCTGCAACGTCCTTGGCTGGAGAGTTTGCCTCCAGCTTGTTCAGCTCGACTTTGGCTTGCGCCTTGATCAGCTCGATCTGGTGCAGCTGCTCGTTCATCTCATCCACCCTTCATGTGGCCAGCAATCCAGGCCACAGCAGCGCCAACCGATGACGCAATGGTCATGCCCATCCAGAAGCCGCCGCGCCCTTTGTTGGCTAGCGCGAGCAGCTCCTCGACGTTGCGTTCCATCTTGTCCACCTTCTTGTCCATATCCTGGACTTTCTGCCAAAGCACGCCGTACTTGACCAGGTCGATCTCTCCATCCGCCATGACTTCGGCCTCCAGCATTTAGATGCCCTGGCCGGGCGTGACGTAGACCGTTGCGGCTGCGCTGGACAGGCCGCTAAAAAAGGTGTCTTTGTTGAAGCGCAAGATCTCGACGGCGCCAGGCACCAAGACGATGGCGTCCGATGGTGTACCAGCGACTGGAGCAACCGAAGCCGCGGCTGCTGATGCAGCTGTTGGGCCAGTGCCCAAGAACACGGTGGTCGTGCCGTTGTTGATGAAGCGATACTGGCCTGCGTTCTGTGGGTTGAACTTCTCGTAAACAGGAGCCTGCACGCCTGTGGGGGCTGATGCGGCTGCGGCAACGACTACAGTCTTGCCAAGAGGGGTGAATGCAATTTGGCTGTTGGTGCTCATCTCAAACTCCTTGTGTGACTTTGTATGTTGCGATCACTTCATCTGTGTGTGTTGCAGCGCAAATGGCCTGCACACGGGCATCTTCCTTGCTGAAGTCATCGCCGGGGGCAACAACGTGGCGGTGGAAGTTGCCGCTGATCTGCTTGCCATCCTCAATGATGGCGGTCTTGGTGCGAACTTGCACAGAGCCGTTTTCAACAACTTCAATCAGATCGACAGAGATAAATTTTTCGAGAGACATGATGTTTCCTTTCAGCAGTCATTTGCGCCAGAAAACTCTGGCAGGGTTTTTAAATGAACATAGGCTTGTGCAATTGGATTTGCACCATCTAATTCATACGGGCAAAAAAATAATTTACTTTCAAATTCAGGTTTTTCAACCGACGCAAAGTATTTAACAAAAAAGTAAAGCTGATTTTTGTTTTTTACAGTTGCTTCTTCCACTCGAAGATAAGCATTGTTTACAACAATACCAGAAGCAGTTTCAATTGTTTTGTTCAAAGCCATAAAAATCTCCAGTTAAATTTAATATAACGCGTTAGTGACACCGCTGCTGTTTTTGTATGACAGCTTGTTAGTTCCAGAATCAACAAATAGGCAATTGTTTGGCGCAAGCGCTGGGTTAAGAGGTGTTGCGTTGAATGTGATGTTTGTTAAACCACCAACACTAGGCGTAAAAATCTTAAACCCTGCAACTGGTGAATACTTAGTTGCAATGTCGCCAGAATTATTAACAACGGTCCAATTTTCAATGTTTGAGCCAGCAATGCTTATTCCAACATTATTGATTGATCCTGCCAAAGCGTTCATCACGTTTCCGTCAATAACACCTTGCGCATACTGTGAATTTTCAACGTATATGGCAGCGGCATCACTGGGGATGTTGATGAAGTAACAACTTTTAACGCTAAGATTTTGATTTGAATTACTTGCAGAGCCAACTACGTAAATCGCCGAGTTTACAAAGCCGACAACTGGTGTTGTGCCGTCATTGACAAATGAGCACTCGCTAATTTGAACCGCTACACTGGAAATTAAATATATGCCGTTAATTTTTGAAAATTCAGTGTGGCAATTGTTGATTTGTACATTTGCAGAATCGTCAACTGTAAATCCAAAATAACAACCTTCAGCGGCAGAATTTAATGCAATACACTGATAGACAAGATCACCAAAATACATTCCCGTACCAAAATTAGCGGCAGTTGTATTTTCAATTAAATACCCACCAGCTAATTGGTCATTAAAAATTTTGATGCCGTAGCCGGTTGCGCTGCTTGCGGAGCCTGTAATGCTGCAACCCGACACAAAGCAACCAACCCAACAATTTTCCAAACCTACGCCGTTGCCCGCCACATTTGAATTAAAAATTGTCAAATTTACAAGTTGTGTTTGTTCCAGACAACTTTTAAGGTAAATCGCATATCCTGAAGTTGCGCAACGCAACGCCAGATTGGATATTTTTACGCCACGATTAGTGTAAGCAACGCCGCCATCGGCAGAAATAATATCGCCCGTTGTATCCGCAGATACAAGCACAGTACCTACATAGTTGCCGGACGACAGACTGTTAGAGTCGCATCTTGCTTCACCGACAATTTCAATCCCGCCTGCTTGTTGAGGGAGTGTCAGTTTTGTGATTTTGTACGTGCCAGCGGGGATAAAAACAACTTTACCTAAAGGAGCTGCATAATTTATGGCGTTTTGAATAGCTAAAGTGCTATCGGTAACATTGTCTCCAATTGCCCCATAGTCAAGAACATTAACGACATCGCCGTTAATCATTGAATAGGATATTTTTGTAAGTGACATTATTTTTCCTTTACGCTGATTCGTAACAAACATTAATATACAAATCTGAATCACCACTAATAATTGATGACACAAGTAAACTACTAAATGTTCCCGTAGCGACTCCGTTATACAAATTAATATATGAAGTATTGTTTGGCACAAAGGGCGTAATTACACCATTTGTAGAAGAAACATTACTATTTATTTGAGAACCAGGAAATTGAACAAATGATGAGTTGACCGCTGTAAAAGGTAAATTTCTGATAAATATTGAGTTTGTTGACGTCATTCCTGTAGTGCTAATATTTAAGTAAGAAATATTAATATAAACAAATCGTCCAACTTTTGTATATCTTCCACTCGCTAATGCTGCTGTGCCTGTGTTACCTCCAGATGCGGCATCAGCAAAAATGGGAGTAAATGCACCTTCTTCATAGTCACTCAGCAACTCGCTTGTGCCTGTGCCCGGTGTGGCAGAGAAGTCAATGCCTTTGCCAGAGGTGCTAATGACTAGGTTTCCAGTTGAGAAGGTGACGTTACCGGAAAGGGTTGGTGCGGCAGATAGAACTACATTGCCAGTTCCCGTGCTGGTTGATACTCCAGTTCCACCATTGGCTACTGGCAAGACGCCAGTGATCTGTCCGGCGTTGACTGAATTGGTAACTGTCTTGAGCATTGTGGTCTCCTTAAACCAAGAATTCGATCACCGAGGTGACGGGTGGCGCTTCTGAGAATGTCACATTACCGCCAGTCACTGTGTAGGTGTTCTGGTTCTGGTAGACGCCGTTGATGTAAATTGCGAAAGGTGTGGAGGTAACAGAAAAAACTGTCTGCGATCCAGTACCAGTCGCATTGGTTGCGGCTGATCCAGAAGCCACGTTGCCATTGAGCGAGGTGTAGACCAAACTGCCTTTGCTATCCAGCACCTGGATGCTGTAGTCGCTGGCCACATAGAAGCGCGATGGCGTGCCCTGGTACACCGGGTAGCCATTGAGCGTGCGGATGGGCAATGCTGCCGGGATGGTCAAAGCCGAATCCCAGAACACTGAGATGGGGTTGACCTGGGGGTTCAGGTTGACCGTGCCGACCCAGATGTAACCATTCTCCAATGGCAGGCCGTCAGCGCCAGCAAATGCTGGGTATGGCGGTTTGATCGAGAGTGCGGACATTTACTGGTTCTCCTGGATGGTGGATTGTCGCTCAAGGCTGCACGGGTGGCAATGCGTTGAGGGCTTCATTGATTCTGGCCTTGGTGCGCCCTTCCTGGCGCATCTTGATGATCTGGCGCAGGCCAGATGCCACCGGAAGTGGCAGGCCTGTGAGTGCGCCTGTGGCCCCAGCTTCTGCCATGGCTGCGAGCAGCGTGCCTGCTGTGCCTGAGCTGTTGACCAGCGTGCCTGGTGGCACTGTGGTGACGTAGCGCACCACGTCGTCAAGATCGCGCACGATCTGTGCGTTCTTCTTTCCAAGAATCACATCGAGCCGACCATTGGCGTCGAGGGCTTGCACGGATTGGTGCAGCTTGGCAGGAGAGATCAAAGGACGGTCTTGCGAGTCCATGCCCATGCCCTTGGTGGCCTCGTCTCTGAGGTGGCGCACGGTGGCCCCTTGCAGCTCTTTGAGGGCTTGCTGGCCATCTTTGCCGCTGGTGACCAAGACGCGCTTCAAAAACGTGATTTCCTCTGGCGACGAGTTCAAGATGGACTTGCGGAAAACCTGGTCGGCTGCGACCTGGGGATCTTCCATACCTTTGCGGTTCTTGATGAGACGGGCAACGATGGCGCGATTCTCGAACTTACGTGCTTGGTCGATGCGAGTCTGACGGGCTTTCTTGTAGAGGTCGCCACCCATGCCTTCGGTCTCAGCGTCAAAGACACGGCGCAGGCTGCCGCCGTGAAACTGGTCTGCGCCTTCAAAGCCTGCACGCTGGAAGGTCTGACGCAGACTTTCGGCTTGGCGCAGTGTGATGGGCTGGGCCACAAGTCTGCCGTCTGCGTCTGGAGCTGCTGCACCGATTGCGATGGCTTTCTGCTGGGCTGCCTTGAGGACTGGAGCCAAGTCGCCCTCTGGAATGTTCTCATTGATGTAATCCACCACCGAGGTGAGTGTGACGTTGTTCTCAAGCTCGCCAGCTTTCTCGGCTGCTTTATAGGCTGCGCGAGTCCGGTTCTTGGCTGCTGTGAGGCCTTCGGTCAAAGACTTGACGACAGCGCCGCCGGTGCTGGACAAGTCCATGAGCTGGGCGTCTGTCATGTCAACCAAGGCGTCGAAGTTCTGCAAGGCTTGCAGGTTATTTTCCTCGGCACGCTGGCGCAGTGGGCCGCCCAGATCACTCTTGATCTGTTCCTTCTCGAAGGCCAGCTGCTGTGCGTCCCTGGTGGCCGCGCCTTTGGTGAGGGTGACGGGCACTGGCAGGCTTTCTGCCGTGGTAGCGCGTCGCAAAGCCTCTGGTGTAGCTGCTGCACCGCCTGAGACCCGTGCACCGGCTGCTGCTGGAGCTGTGGTGGCCACGGCTGGGGTCTCCATGCCCAAGGTCTCGCGCACGGCTGTGGTGGCCGCTTGCACTGGCCTGGCGATGGCTTGGCCTGTTGCTGTGGCCGCACGCTGGCCTGCTGCTGTCCCGATTTGACGGGCTGCGCCTACGGTTGGGGCTGCGGTGCGTGTGGCTTGCATGACGGCGCCTGGGGCTGCGATTGCAGGCAAGACTGGTGGCAGGACGTTGGCCAGGACTTGACCAACGGCTTGCACCTGTTCTTGGCCAGCTTGAGTGCGTGGCTGGTAGGTGAGCGCCTGTGCGCCTTTTGCCGCGGCTTGCTCGACCGCACGCATGGCTTCTGGCGTTCCGAACTGACCGGATAGGATCTGCTGGGACAAGCCCTGGAGAGTTCCGGCCAGCGTGCCGAGCGTGCCACCGACTGCGCCAGTGCCAAGGGTCAGGGCTGTTTCACCAGCACCGACAATCTGATCCATCACACCAGGCTGCTGTGGAAGTGGTGCGTTCTGCTGCTGGAAGGTGGCCGTATTTTCTTCACCCTTGGCCAGCTGATAGGCCTGCGCCACGGTGTCGAACTCAGGCGTTCCGCGCTTTGCGGAATTCTTGACGATCCAGGCTGCGTATTCGTCGGCTGTTGCCATTTATTGACCTCCGCGCAGGATTGCGTCAGCTTGCGATCGGATGTTACTTGTGGCTGCTGCTGGTCGTGGTGTGCGATCGGTAGGGATCTGCTCGACCAGTGGGGTTTGGGCGGCTGGGTTGTAACGCTTGCTGACGTCTTGCACGACGCGCTGCGTGAAGTCGTTGAAGGACTCGCCCGGCTTGGTGGCGTAGTCGCCAGCCTGGAAGGTGTTCTTCGCACGGGTCAGCACGCCGTTGTTGTTGGCCAGCCAATCGGTCTTGGCGTTGGCCACGGATGCCTCGATGTCTTGCATCTTGCCCATGCCGCGCAGGAAACTGGCCATGGTGCTGGCGTTGGCGTTTTCTGGTGGGATGCCCTTCAAAGCCAGCTCGATGTCCTTGTCGGTGGCCACGCCTGGAGGCAGTGACTTGATGGCTGCCGAGTTGCGGATGCGTGTGTATTCCTGACGCAGTTCGGTCAAGGGGCTTTGTGCACCAGTGGCTTTGCGCAGGTAGTCTGCGAAGCTGGTGGCCGCACCGAAACCACCGCCAGCTGCATCCAGGCGCTTGGCCAGATCGTTGTACTGGTCTGCTGATTGCTTGGATGCTGCTGCCGCGACTGCGGAATCGTTGACCAGCTTGCGGGTGTCTGCTGGCAGTTCGTTCACATTCTTTTGGATGCTCGACAGCTTTTCAGCGACTGTGGCTTGCATCGTCTGGCGGTCAAGATTCAACTTGGCAGCTCGGTTTCCGATCTCGCTGTTGATGTTCTTGATCTGTGCTGCGTTCAGGTTCAAGCTGGCTTGTGCCAATGGGCCTGCGAACTGCGCCTCGACTTTGGCTTTGTCTGCTTGTGTTTTGGCCAGTGCTGCTTCTGCTGCTGCTCTTTCTGGCGCATTTTTGGCTGTTTCCAATGCTGTTTTTGCATCGGATTCGGCTTTGTCTGCGACCGCAAGTTTTTGACGCAACTCTGCCGGAGCCTGAGCTTCTGCCCTACGTTCCCCCCCGAACTTGACCGCACTCTCGATTACCTTGTCACCGCCTGGCATCTGCGAGATGGTGAAGCCGAAATAATCCTCGGTGGCCTTTGGGTTTTCCTTGGCCACGTCGCGCCAGGTCTCCAGGAACATGGCCCCTTCGTTGTCGCCACTGTTGCGCTTGGCTTCGATCTGGCGCTCAAGAAGGCTGATGGCGATCTCGGGCTTGCCTGCTTTGAAGGCGGAGAAAACCTGGCCAGATTGTTGCAGGGCATTTTGCTGGCGCTCGCCTGACAACATGCTGAAACTCTCGCGCACAGCCTTGGCCTGCGTTTCTGGCAGGACCATGGCAAGGTTGGCGTAATCGGCTGCTGTTGCACTTGGCTGGCGCAGTTTGTTGAAGCCTTCCTGGATCAGCTTCTGATTGGCCATCTGCTGCTGTTGCTGCTCTTGCTTGAGCCTGGTGTCCTGGATGGCCGCTCCAGTTTGGAATGCGCTCAGAAACGACTGCGTTGGGTCTTGGATCTCGACACCGTAGTTGATGGGTTGCATCAGAATTTACCTCCAAGGCCACTGAATAATCCGAGGCCGCCTGAAATTGCCGATGGGATTGCGCCGAATGCTTTGCCTTGGGCAATTTCAGCGCCAGCTGCTGCTGCGCCTTGTTGCCCGAGCAGGTTGGTCACGTTTGTGCCCATGGTCTGTGCTGCTGCACCAGTGCCTGTTGCTGCGTTTTGGCCAAGGGTGGTGAGACCACCGAGGCGTCCATATTGTTGGTCGATCAGGCTGGAGAGCAGAGCTGGCCGAAACTGCGCCAGTGCGCCTTGCAGATTTCCGCCACGCAAGCCACCAGTGGCTGATGCACTTTGCAAAAGGGCGTTCTCGCCTTGCTGTTGCAAGGCCTGGAAGGTTTGACCGCCTTGGATGCGCTCGATGGCTGCACGTTCTGCCTCTGGGCCTTTCAAGCCCAAGAAGGCCTGCTGCGCTGAGAGTGCGCCTGTGCCTGCTTCTGCGTATGGCTTGAGCAATTCCTGAACTTTGTCGAACTGGCGACGCTGTTCTTGGATGCCTGCTTCTGATGCTGCGCCCTGTACTGCGGCTGCGTCTTGGGCTGCTTCGCCCTGCATGTAACCAGAAACGAGAGTCGCGCCACCGACGGCAATGCCTGCCAGTGCTGCGCCAGATAGTCCGAATGTCATTTTGATTCCTCCAAGTGCGCTGTTTGGACAACCCCGAGGGCTGGTGCTGGCGCTGGAATTGTGAACATATCCCACAAAGCGTGCGGGTCTTGTTCGTTGGTGGGGTTTGCGTGGAAGGTGGTAACTTCGACTTCTGTCAGGGCAATGCCAGCACGCTTGGTGTTGATCTTGGAGACGCTCATGTCGCCTGGGCCAAGGGTGCGTGGGCCGTTGTCTGTGCTGACGATCAGCTGGCCTTTGCGCACCAAGAAGAAGGATTCCTCTTTGTGCACTGCGCCAGTCAGGACTGTGCCTGCTGGGATGTGCATGGTGCGAGCGTAGAGGCCATTGCAGAAGGCGTGATCGACCGGCATCTCAACCTGTGGGAGCTTGAGCAGCTCGGCTTCGAGGCGATAGATTGGCAGGTGCGCGGCTGGCACTTGCTTTTCGATTTCCTGAGTCGTGATGTTGCTCATTGGGCACTCCTGTGAAGGGTGAGCCACTGGCAGCTCGGTCAGCTCAGTGCGGCGATTGTCCCACATTTGCATGGCGTGTTCAATCCATCTCGAATTCGCGCTCTTCCCAGGCCTGGCAGGAGCGCAGGTCGTGGCAGATGAAGTCGAATTTGTTGCAGTAGCCACGGAAACCGGCGTCGGTGTCCCAATCGTTGCGCGGGATGCGCTCCATCTTGGCCTGGGTCATGGTGCTGTTGTCGTAATACTCGCAGTTGGAGCAACGACGACGACGGGCTTCTTTCTCGTCCACTTGCATGGCCTTGCCCAGCGCGACCCAATACACCTTGTTGGCTGTGGGTTCGTTGCTGGGGTTCTCGGGGCCGAGCATCCAGTCGTCGATCACCACTTGGGTGTTCTTCTTGTTCTCGGCTGTGGTGATGAATTCCTCTTCAACCGGCAGGCCCATGAAGCCCTTGGGCATCATCATGAATTTGTCCATGCTGTTTCTCCTTTAAGTGATTTCGCGGCCAGAGGCGCGGATGGTCAGTGATGTGGCTGCGCTGGCGATGGTGCTGATGAAGCCGCCAGGTTCGAGGGCTTGGCCGACCAGTTCTGGGCAGGTATAGGTTTCATCGGGTGCTATGGCGCGGGTGTCCATGATCAAGTTGGACGCTGCTGGTGCGCCGCCACTGGTCACCAAGTTGACGCTGATCGTGACGTTTCCTGCGCTGGTGTTGGTCACGGTGAACTTGTCGATGATGGCCTTGCAGTTCACGGCTGTGTACTGCGTGGTCTGGCTGTTCTCGGCCTGCTTTGCTGGGATCAGCACCTTGATGGATACGGTCATGATCTGTCCTTACTGTTGAACTTGAGTGACGGAGAGCACCACCGCTGGGGCGGCTGGCGCAAATGCTGTGGCTGCCACGCTGTCCACGGTGACGTTGGTGCTGTCTGCTGCAAATGCCAGCTCGACGTATTCGTTGGCGGCAAGAGAGACGGTCTCGTTGAGCGCAATGGGAATGTAACCGTTGTTCACGTCTGAGGTGACAAGGCGTGCGCTGTTAGCGATGGCCGTTCCATTCTTTTTCCACCAGACCCAGATGTTCTTTGATGACGAGCTGCCGCTGGTCAGTTGCACGGTGGCGTCGAACTGATAGAGGCCAGACTCGGGCACGATGATTCGGCTGGTGGTTCCGCCAATGGTCACGCCGTTGCTGATCTGAGTGTTGTCGAATGTGAGCAGGTATTCGGTGTTAATAACGGCAGGTGTTTGGTCTGTGGTCTTGGTGAACACGCCGTAATACTGCATCTGCGTGATGGTGGGGCGCACGAAGATGACGCCAGTCGTTGCGTTTGAGGTAACGCACGAAGCCAATGGGATCACATTGTCTGGGGCTGTGGGCTTGACGTTTGTCAGCTCTCCGGCCACGGTGGGGCTGGCATAAAGCAGGTCACCAACGGCAAACGCGCTGGTGTCCAAGTCGCGCACAAAGCCCCATGTGGTGCAGTAACCCTTCTCACCGCTGTCGGGCAGATCGTGCGTCATCACGCCCAAGATGTAGAGGGTTGGCTGCGATCCATCTGCGAGATATGGCGCGACAAGAAGGGCGTTTGCTGTTGCACCTGCAAAGCCAACGACCGTGCCATTGGAGATGGTCACTCCGGTGGTGTTTCCGACACGGGCGTAGATTTCTTGGCCGATCTGCTGGGTGACGCCGTATTCCATGCCGAGGTTGGCAGTCTGGTCTGTGGTGTTCCAGGACAGGCGTCTGGTTTTGTTGACTGGTGCAGGGCTTTCGCTGAGGTCGATGTAATCAGTCACCACCGAGTTGTTGTTCTGGATGACTGGTGCTGTGGCCAGCAACTCCAAGGATTGGGCAAGCCTGCTGATCTGGGCCAGTGCCTCGTTCGCGGTGGCCGCTGCCGTGTCTGCCTGGTACTCGAAGTCAGTCCCGACGATGACCTGGAGCTGATCGACGGCAGAAAACAGAAGCTCGAACTGGCGGATCTGCTGCTGGTCGGTCAGGAACGCCGCGAGCTGGTCGCGGGTCAGGTTCAGTCTGCGGGATTGGGGTGCGGTTGCCATCAGTATGCCAATGCCTCGATCTGTGCCTCAAGGCGTGCGAAGGAGATGTGCGCGTCGCTGTCACCACGGAAGCGCTGGATGCGCCAGTTCCGCATGTGGCCCTGCTGAAACCACGCGAGGCGCTTGGCTGTGTTGCCTGTGGTTCCGACTGCGATGCTGCGATCCTGACTCCATGCGAGGCCGTTGACGCTGTAGCTGGTGCTGATCTGTGGGCTGGTGCCAAGCGCTACGCTGCCGGTCAAGCTGACCAGCTCCAAGCGGTTGAAGATCGCGCCGTTGCCCTCGTTGTAGGCGATGATCGTGCCGAATTCCCAGCGCACTTGCTGGCCCCAATGGTGGCCGGTGTCTTGCACCAGGTAGCCGATGGCGCTGCTTTGAGGGTCGCCAACCAGCCACTTGTCGTAGCACCAGACCAGATTGCGTGCGCGGTATTGGCTGAAGCCGACCACGGTGCTGGTAAGGGTAAACCAGACCTGATCTCCGAGCGCCTCAGACGCTGATGCGTCATAAACGATGGTGCGATCTGGCAGGTGGACGTAGAGGTGCTGGTGGTTCTTGTCGTTTCTTGCTTCCAGCTTGACCAAAGCCAGCTGCGCCTCGGTGTAGGTCAGGAGCAGGTTGTCGATCTCCTGCGTGCTGATCTTTTGGGTGGTGGCTGCCGCGCCGATGTAGATGCCTGGGGCTTCGTTGCGGCCACCGCCTAAAAAGGCGAGGCGCTCCAAGTAGACGCAGCAGGCCTGCGTGCCGAGGCAGCCTTTTTGGATCTGAGCGCCGTCGATGCGTGCGAAGGGGAACAGCTCGCCGCCTACGTTGTCAAAGACTTCGATGGTGTTGCTGTTAAGGGCATAGATCTCGTTGCGCAGTTTGATGAGCGCGACCACTGGATCTGGATCCACCTCTGAGCTGCCATATTTCAAGGGGTTGACCTGCAAGGGGTCTGTCAGCTCGGTGACGATGAGGAACTCACCGTCGGTGGTCATGAAGTAGCCGTCAACCCACGCCACATCCAGCACGACGCCAAGATCTGGATCTGTGTTTTGTGTGAGTGTGGCTGCGACCGGATCCCAAAAGTACAAGCGGCCACCTGATGCGATGGCCAGAAGGTCAAAGCTGTAGTCGAGTGTCACCAGCTCGGTGGTGGGGCCGCCAACATCACCCAAAACTGTCACTGCGCCAGTGTCGGACACGGACACCAGCTTGGTGCCCATGACCCGGTAGCAAACGCCATTCCAGTTGATGCCGCCGCGATCTGTGCCTGGGCCTGTGCCATTGGCCACGATGCCGTCACCAGGGCGCAAAAAGCCGTTGCTGATGCCTGACTTCTTGGGGACTGGCACCATATTGACCGGATAGGCCGTGCGCAGCTCTGGAGTGGTGTCGGCATAGATGCCGTTGAGGATTGGGATTTGCATTCAGGTCACCGCTTCATTCTGTTTTTTCCAGTAGCCACGGGGCAATCTGTTGGATGTTTGTTCGGCAATTGTCGCCCATCTCACATTACCTGGCTCATAGTGACCGAGTGGATCAATGCGGTCAAGCGTCATGCCTTCAGACCGGATGCCAATGCAGTCGATCAGTTGCTGCAATGACTCGAATCGAAACTCAACTTTGGCATAACACGCATGATGCTTTTCGCCCATTTTGCTGCGCCGTTTTGCCTTGTAATAGCTGGCTTGTGTTCGTGCAAGGTCTGGATCATTCTTGACGCCAGTGCCTTTGCGCGGATGGTCGCGCCCATCGAACCGCAGCCGGTTATGGCACGGCTTACAGATCAAGGGCTTTTCCTCTTTCTGCAATCTCGACAGGACATCAGATCGAACCATTCGCTTTTCTCCGCAGTTTGGACACTGCACCTCATGTTTCACATTTCCATTTGGCATACGTTGCTCCTTTGAAGCATTGTATTACCATTTGGGATTATTCACCACTTAACGCGGTTACTCCAATACGCTGCGCTCAGTTTGCCCTTGGCAATGTTGTCAGCGTGCCGAGCTTTGAATGATTCGCGCCGTGCTTGGCTGGCCTTGGATTCGCCCTCTTTTTTGGGAGAGCCGGACACGCCTTGCTGACCGAAACGAATGGTCTTGATCTGGTCGCCCGACTTGGCCACGACGACGTGGCTTTTGGTGGGGTGCGATGGCGTGGCCTTGGGCTTGTTGTAGCCCGAGACCCCGGCACGTGCAAGGCGTGTGTCTTTGGTGGCCATGAGTTACCAGGGCAATGGTGTGTTTTGTGGCACTGATGGTGGCGAGATCAAGCTGTTGAGCTGACCCTGCACGCATTGCTGGGCGTTGATCATGTCGGCAGGAGAGATCCAGCCGACAACGATCTCGGGCGTCAGTTGGTCGTATGGGGTTACTTGGCCAACTTGCTCAGATGAATCGAAGTGTGTGATGCCGCGCACGGATGATGTGAAGCCTTCATCAACGCCGGTGAGTTCCCACAACATACTGACCACGTAGTCGGGGTCAGGTTGCTGCACGGTGTTCATCGCGAGGATTGTGGTCGTGAATGTTGTCATATCTGGCTTTCAAGGGTGGGTGGCTTTGTAGGCATCAAACTCGGCTTTGAGTTCTTGGATGGCATTCACCAGAACGGCGATCATCGACTGGTCGTTCAACTTCAGTTTTTCCGGCACTTCTGCATCAACGATCACTGGATTGTCGCCTTCCAGCGCCAGCACTTCTTGAGCCTTAAAGCCGTAGCGCACTGGGCCGTGGCCTTCTGTGTCGCTGCGGTTGGCTTTGTAGCGATAAGCAGTGGGCTGGAGCTTAGTGACAAAATCCAAGCCGTGAGGCACTGGGGCAAAGTCTGTCTTGTCACGGGCGTCAGAAACGACAGTCCAAGCCACTTGCACGTAGGCATTGGTGACTGCGGTTGACCCAGCCACGAAGCGGTTGTTTTCCGTGGTGACTTCAAACACTGGAGCATACGTGCCGCCCGAATTGATAGGGTTGATGCCAGTGTTGCCAGATCCTGTGGTGCAAGCGCCGAGGGCTGATTTGCCAATGGCAGTGTTTGCAGATCCTGTGGTGTTGGCAATAAGGGCGATGTGGCCGACAGCCACGTTGCTTGCTCCGGTGGAGGCGTTCAAAGCCTGATAACCCAGGGCAGTGTTGTAGCTTGCAGTCGAGTTTGTCTCCAGTGCTTCAAATCCCACTGCTGTGTTTTCATCCCCAGACAGATTCAGCTTTAAAGCATTAGATCCAATTGCCACGCAGCCATCGCCAGTGGTATTTGTGAACAGCGTGTCAGTGCCGACGGCAACGTTGTTAAATCCTGTGGTGTTGTTGTAAAGCGAACTTCCACCAATAGCAATATTGGCTGTGCCTGAGTTGTTGCTATACAACGCTGCAAATCCGATGCCTATGTTGCCCGTGCTGGTCGTGCCAGTAAACAGCGCGTCAGTGCCGATGCCAACGTTGGAGTTGCCAGTTGTGTTGTTGCTGACTGCAACCTCACCAACTGCCACGTTGTTCTGGCCGCTGGCGTTGTCGAACAGTGCAGAGTAGCCCACGGCCACGTTGGAGTTTCCGGACAGGTTTTGATCAAGTGCTTGATTGCCAACTGCGGTGTTGTTCAGGCCAGTCGTGTTAGTTGTCAGTGCGCGTGCGCCGACTGCCGTATTGCGAACGCCAGATGTGTTGGAGAACAATGCCGATGCACCGACTGCCGTCAAGTTGTTTCCAGAAGTGACTGCGCCCAGTGTGCCGTTTCCCAATGCGGTGTTGGTGGCTGTTGAAGCCAAGCCGCGACCGATATTGACGCCGTTGAAGGTCACATCGTTGGCGATTGTGCTGGTGGCGGAGCCAAGGGGAATGGTTGTTCCGCCAAGAGTTATGCCATTGCCCAAAGCATTGATTCGATACCAAGAGTTTGTAGCCTGGTAGAAGCGGTAAGCAACCGCAGCACCAGCAGCAAAAAAAGAAACTGTGCCGTAGATGGCCGCAGCGCCGTTAAGTGCAATAGTCAGCGAGGTGATGTCTTGCGTTGAGGTGATGAGAACGGTGGTGCCGTCTGGCACGCCAGTGTTCAGGGGCAGGGTGATCGTTCCTGATGCCAGTGCGCTTGCTGGTTGCAGAAGCATCCACTGTTGCTCGCTGGTTGGCGTTGGCACGGTGATGTTGAAGCCAGTGCCTGGCGTGTACAGGTTGGTTGCAACTGTGGGCGACGCAAAGGTCTGCTGGAAGTATTGCAGCAGCTGCGTGATCGAGACCTTGCGTGCGTCGCCGTTGTTTGAGACGTAGACCGGGAGCAGGTCACCGCCAGAAACCTGGCTGATGCCCGAGAGCTGGTTGATGGTTGGCATGTTGGTTCCTCAGTTGAATTCGATGGGGCCATCTTGACCGGCCAGGACTGGATCGACGGGCGGACGGATGAAGGGGTTGTCGTAGACGCGCCAGGGTTTATTGCCTGCGCCTGCTGGCATGGTGCTGGGCAGTTGTTGCTGCACTGGCATGGCTGCGCGTGACAGGAGCGTGTTGTACGACTCTTTGGCTGTGGCCTTGGTGTCGGGCATTACCTGTTTGCCGTAGGACGGGCCGAGCTTGATCGCCAGGTTGGTGTAAATGGCCTCGTTGGAGCTGTCGGGCACGTTGGTTTGCTCGTCGAGGTCGCTGTCTTGGGGGCTGGATGGCAGAGGGTAGCCGAGGCGAATGCCTAGGGCGTTCCATGCGGCCATCTGGGTGTCCAAGCGCCGGAGGGCAGATTGCATTTGCTCTGGCCCGAGGTCAAAGGCGTAGGAGGCCAGTCCGATCTCGTCGAAGGCCTGCTCGATAAATTGGCGCTTGGTCCATCCCATTGTCATTCTCCAGTTGGCGCGGACAGTCTGTCCTGGATCAATTGTCCCAGCTTTTTGTCCTTTGTGCGACCGTCGAAGCGGATGCCGAGTTCTGTGGCCTTGGCCTCCAGCTCTTCACGGGTGGGGGCTGCCTCGTCTTCTGGGGCTGTGTCCACGACTTCCACGGCTTGGGCTTCTGCCTGGGCTGCTGCCTCTGCTTGCTCGCGCAGCAGGCGGTGGTTGATGCCGTCGATGGGCTTGGATGGTTTGCGCACCTTGACCGGCTTGCGGTTCTTGGCGTATTTGGGGGTGAGGATTTTTTCCTGCATCACTTGGCCTTTTTCTTCATGGGCTTGGCTGTCTTGGCGGCTGCTTTGAAGTCTGCGGCTGTGGGTGCGCCTTTGGCACCGGGTTTGCGCATCTTCTCTTTGCTGCCTGCTTCGATGCGAGCGCGTTTGGCGTTGATGTTGGCGTAGAGACCGGGCTTCATTTCATGGCCTTCTTGGGTGCTTTGCTGGGCTTGCCTGCTGCCTTGGCTGCTTTCTCAGCGGTGCTGAGTGCAATGGCCACGGCTTGCTTCATGGGCTTGCCTGCTTTCTTTTCCATCTTGATGTTCTTGCCGATGGATTTGCTCGAATAACCTTTGGTCAATGGCATGGGGTTCTCCTATTGCAAAAAGGGGGGCCGAAGCCCCCCAGTTTTTTGGCCAGATTACTGGTTGAACAACAAGATGCCGGACATCTCGGGGTTCTTGTTGACCACACCGAACAGGGTGTCCATACGGTACTTGATGGTCATGCTGTTGATGTCGTACCACTT